ATCACCGGGATGATCAGTCGATGGCGGGAATAAAATATATTAGAAAAAATTTGATATATAGTAATGAAATTCAACAAATGCTCAATTATTTTGATAAAATCGTTTCAGAAGAGAAATCTATTACCGGTAGGTCTAATCGATACAAGGAAATGATAGAAACTGTGAAAAAAGAGAAAAAGATTTCGAAATATCAATTAACTGAATGGATAAATAATGATAGACCCTATGGAGTCGCATTGAATCCTTATAGACGTGCTTTGTTGAATCATTCTAACATTTATGATGGTAATGGGCTCGAACCACATTACATTTGGAAAGATTAATATGAATCCATTTGACTATATTAAAGCAATTAATACACATAAAGACATTATGAAAGATGATGCTCTGACCGAGAAAGAGTATATGCCTTTTCTGGTTAACAGAGGTCTTTCATTCTTTCAGGACACAATTCTTCAAGTAAATGAGATGAATAGGTGTCATTTCCTCGATAAGAAACTCCAATTTGATTATTTACTAAATAATATCAGACCCAGAAGCAGATGGTCGAAATGGTTAAAACCTAGTAAAATTGAAAATTTAGAAATAGTCAAAACGTATTTTGGTTTTGGTAACGAAAAAGCAAAGGATGCTTTGGAAGTACTTTCTGACACACAAATAGAAAAGATCAAAGCACAATTTACGGAAGGTGGAGTGGAGAAGAAATGATAAATATTGAAGATATGATAGAATGTACATTAGACAAACCTGATGATTTTTTAAAGATTAGAGAAACCCTTACAAGAATAGGTGTCGCATCAAGGAAAGATCGAACATTATATCAATCTTGTCATATATTACATAAACAGGGTCGATATTTTATAGTTCACTTTAAAGAATTATTTGCACTTGATGGGAAACCAACAAATTTTTCAGAGAATGATCAAGCGAGAAGAAATACTATATCAAATTTATTAGCCGAATGGGGTTTAATAAAGATAGTATCTACAGAACAAACATCTACATTAATAGTTCCATTAAATCAATTAAAAATTCTTTCTTATAAAGAGAAGGATGAATGGACTTTGATACCAAAATATAATATTGGAAACAAAAAGGTTGAAAATGAGCAAAGCGAAGACAACTTCTACAACGAAGAAAAAAGTTAATACGGAATCTAAAACGGATTCTACATTGTCAAAATCACCAATGATGCCGGAGGAATTAAAATTTTATAAATTAAATGAACAGGTACAAATTCCCACATTTTCTACAAGGGAATCGGCATGTTTTGATTTACAAGCGAATTTAATAGAAGGTGATAATGTTCAATATTTTGGTGCTGTACAAAGTAAACAGCTACCTAGAAGAATTGGAGTAGATATAAATAGTAATAGAACTTTTGTTCAACTAAATAATATGGAAAGAATGTTAATCCCTACAGGACTTATCGCAGATATTCCAGTAGGATTTTCAATTCGATTACATTCAAGATCGGGACTGGCATTTAAACAAGGAGTTTATCTCACAAATTGCGAAGGGGTTATCGATAGTGATTATGTCGATCCTATTTTTGCAATGGTTACAAATATTAGTAACGTACCTGTGAGAATTTTTAATGGAGATAGAGTATGCCAAGGAGAACTAGTTCGATGCGAAAAATATACATTGAATGAGTCTGATGAGCCACCAGATCAAAAAACTGATAGAGATGGTGGATTTGGTTCAACGGGTGTGTAGTACATGGTGTATGCAGACTTGATTTTAACTTCAATAAATTTAACGGAGATATATGTTAGATACAGTAACGGGCTGGATTAGAAGCCTAACAGAAGCAGGTCTTGCACTAATAGCACTTGGTGTGGTACTGCAAATTTTATTTGGAGCAGCTGTTCCTTTCCTCGGCCTCGATGTCGTTGGGTCGGTAACTGCTTTAGTAAAAAGTTTAGGGTCAGAAGGACTCGTAGGTTTAGTTGCAATTTGGGTACTTTGGGGAATTTATTCCAAGTAACCCTTGACAAACTTAAAAAGTATGTTATAATATACTTAAGTGAAGTTTATATTATGAAAAAAATTCAAGGGGATTTGATCTCTTCAATGAGTGGATGATCCCCTTGTCTCATATTATGAATGAAAATTGGTTAATTGAAGAAAACGAAATGAAAACGAACTTTAAGTTAGTAGTAAAAGACTCTGGTACTTATACAGCAGATTCGTTTACTGAATTAATTTGGATTGTTTTACGACATCGCTTCCATCACCTATGTAAAGGTGAAGGATGGCGTGATTGAGGTTGTCCATAGTGGAAACCTCGTAACTGTCACCCGCTCTGCGTATGAGGGGTGAATTTATTAACCTCGCTTTATAAGGAGGAATTATGGTATTACGCGCATCACACGTTCCCATGAATTTTGGGGATATCGAAAGAGCTCTAGGATTTTCAATAGGGTTCGATTCAATGTTTGACCGTTTGCTGGGAGATTCCACGCAACATGTCTCAAACAATCAAGGGTTTCCCCCATACAACATACGAAAAGACGGAGACACCAAGTACTTCATTGAAATGGCCGTTGCAGGTCTTTCAGAGGATGATCTTGAAGTCGAATTAAAAGAATCCGTTCTACAAATTCGTTCTAAGCAATCTACAGATGATGAAGCTAATTATGTTCATCGTGGGATTGCCAAGAGAACATTTGAAAGGGCTTTCACTCTTTCAGATGACATCGTTGTAAAGGGTTGTAACCTAACCAACGGAATGTTGACTGTTGAACTTGAAAAGGTGATCCCAGAGGAAAAACGAGCACGTTTAATTCCTATCGGATCTAAAAAAATCAAGTCAATTAACTAATTGACATTCGATGCGCCCATCAGTATTTTATACTGATGGGCAGTTTACTATATACTACAGTAAATAAAAACCCACATTAGGAGAAAACAATGTGTCCACAAGGAAATGAAGAATGTAAAAATGAAAACTGCACTTGTGATCCATGTACTTGTACAGAGGAACAATGTTGTAGTGAATAACAATGGAGAATAATTATGTTACCACTTGCTGGAATGTTATTCAACGTAGTTGCTGGATTGGTAGTTGACAAAGCTCAAGACCTAGCACATGAACACGTTGAAAAAATGATTGATGATATTCTTCCAGACAAAGCGAAGAAAGAATTAGATAAAGTTGTAAAGGATGATCCTACACATACTTTTGAGAATGCAAAAGATGCATTAATGGGAGCAGTAGAAGGTAAACTTCCTATCAATCTAAAAGATGGAACAATTAAACCATTTGAAATAACCTTTACGGTTAAGTATGATCCTACTACTGGATCTATGGATATTGAAAAAACAGGAGTTTTATAATGGCTGAGACTATAAGATTATCAAAGAACTTTGCACTCTCAGAAATGGTAAAGAGTGCAACAGCAGAACGATTGAGGGTGGACAATTCACCTAGTGATATTCACCTTGTGAATCTGACACACCTTGCAATTCGTATTTTACAACCAGTAAGGGATCAGTTTGGGGTAATTACAATTAATTCTGGATATAGAAGTCCTGCATTAAATGCAAAGGTTGGCGGATCGAAAACGAGCCAACATTGCAATGGACAGGCAGCAGATTTTGAAAGTTTTTCTACACCAAACCCTGATCTTGCAAAATGGATTGCAAATAATTTAGACTTTGACCAACTCATTTTAGAATTCTATGATGGTATCAACCCCAATAGTGGATGGATTCATTGCAGTTATAATTTGATGGGGAATCGTAAGAAAATCATGACTGCATTAAAGACTAAAAATGGCGTACAATATAAAAGCGGTTTCGTTTCTAAGTAATAAAATACAAGAAATTTGTATCAAAATATATTTACAATTTCTATTTGTGATTGGCAGTTTTAAGGGTCGTTCATGGGTTGACAAACACATAATTATGTGTTATAATAAATTAGATGAAATTAATAGTGATTATGATAAAGTGACAAGGAACCAATGGTACAGATAGTAGATGATTTTTTAGATAAAGAAACATTTGAAAAATTACAAACTTTAATGATGACGGATGCAATTCATTGGTTTTATTGGCCCAATATTGATACTCCCGAAGATGAAGATAAGTTTCAATTTATTCATTCATTTTATCAGGATAAAATTCCAGCCTCTTCATTTGTAGAACATGTGAACCCTGTTCTTCAATGTTTAAATCCATTATCTGTATATAGAATAAAAGCAAATCTTTTGACAAGAACAGAGGATATTATTAAAAATTCATTTCATGTAGATATTCCTCACATGTCAGAGGAAAAACAAAGTCAATGGACAACTGCTATTCTGTACATGAACACTAATAATGGTTATACTGAATTTGCGGAAGGAAAGAAGCAATATGAAAAAGTTGAAAGTGTTGCAAATAGAGTAGCGATTTTTCCTGCCAATATAAAACATCGTGGTACATCCTGTACTGATGAAAAATCTAGAGTGGTTATAAATTTTAATTATTTCAAACATGAAGAATAAATTTTATACTAATGTAGTATGTCTCGGTAATTATATTTTCGAAAGGGGAGTCGAAAATGGAATACCTTTTGAAAATAAAAAAGAATTTAAGCCCACCTTATATATCCCCACCACAAGTAAGACCGATTGGCGCACTCTTGAAGATAATCCCGTT